ATAAATATAATATGTATAATATATATGCTATTTTAGATGAATATATATATATAAGTAAATTTACCCCCCCCCTGTATGTCCATACTGGCTTGCCAATCTCGTTTAAAAAATTTTTAATAAATCTTGATTTTCCTCCACCATAGGCAGCACTGTCTTCTTCTTCTAGTAGGGCCCAAATTTGCCTAGTTTTCAACAAAGTGGGCCATACTTACTAGTGCCGGCGCGCGTGTGGAACTAGCTTAGTAGCCTGCCCAATTTGCACCAACCTAGCCTGCTTTTAAAAGCAGGCGACCTGCCTAATCTACACTCGCCTGTACAGGCTGACTGCCTAATGTTAGTTTAAGCTTAACTTGATATAATATAATCAAGGTTGGTGCAGACTTACTCAATCCAGGTTCATATTCATCATACTCTGCCCACTGAATACGCACGGCTCATTTTTCGCCTGTGATAAATACCACTGATACTCAAAAGGAGGCAACATGTTTTAATTTTATTTATTCTGCCACAATTTAATGTCAGTCTAAGCAAACTTTCGATATAATATATAAATTTAAATCAAAGGACGAAAAATGAAAGTTTTATATACTAAGGATGACGCAAATAACGTAGCGCTAAATATACTTGATTATGTTGGTTGTCACGAACAACTTGATGTAGTTATGACATCGTATATAGTAAATGATATTCAATATAAAATTGTGTTAATTAAAAATAATACGGTAAGTGAAATAATAGAAGATGCGATTGAGTGCCTCGGTAAAAATAGTAGGCTTGTAAATTTGTTTGACACTACTATATATAAGCACTTACAAAGTATAGATAGTGCGAACATTGATTTAGTAGACATAGTACTAAAGCACGAAGCCACACTACATGTTAATATTGCTGGTAGTAGAGATAAATTAGAGGTAACAAATAACGGGTTAATTATCAATGGTAAGTTACTATTGCACGAAGATATATGTATATCGCGGGTTGAATCAATGTTACATGAGAGTAAAGTAGCAAAAACAATAGTAGATAACTATTATTATTATACACATATGGAATAGTAGCGTGAGCCATTATGGCTTGCGTTATATTTTAATATTAATCAACCTGCGCAAGTAGCGGAGCTATTTTGGAAATGATTGAAACTTTCTTTGCAGTTGCGTAGATATTAATCAACCTGCGCAAGCTGCAGAGTTATTAAAATAAAATGTGGCATGTTTACCGTCATGCCACGCACGTTTATAGATAGTCGTATTTAAAGCCTCTTGTTACACTAGTTCAGATAATTTATCTTTGAATTTCTTTTCAAAGTTAACTTGTTCGTTGATTACATCTTTTGGTGCATCTTGTTCAAAGTTATAATTATTTTTACTAGCTTCAAGCTTAGATATTTCTTTCTTAACTTGGTCTTCGGATAATTTACCTTTAAAGAAATTATCTTTAAGTTTAGTTATCTTAGCCGAGTATTGCTTAGCGCGTTTTTCCGCGTACCTACAATGACTATATAAACCATCTTTAGACCTACTATTTCTAGGAAATGTTGTAGCAAGTTCATATTGTTTATGCTTGCTACACCACTTAGCCACTAGATTATTTTTGTCATCATATATACCAGGATGAGCACGAGTGTCCGAGTATGAATTAATCATAGCCTGTATTTGTGCAAGTGCTTCATCTGTTGATAACTTTTTGTTAGCCACTTGTGTTAAGATAGTTTTAATTTCGTTTGTATTTTTCATAGTTATGTCCTTATTGTTAATTATTAATTAGATTAACCCACGTATTGATTAAGTACGTGTTTTGAATAAATACGACTATCTATATTTGACAATAATAATTTAAAGATCGCATAAAACGTTTGATAATCATTCATTCGTTTTATAATAATATTATATCATAGATTCTATTAAATTAAAATAAAACGCCTGCAATTTATTGATAATAAATTAAAATAATTGCGTTATAATAAATTTGTGTTAAATTGCGGAATTATTAAGATAATTCAGTGTGTTACTAATGGTGACTGTTACTAATGGTGACTGTTACTAATGGTGACATTAGGCTATTTGCGCAGGCTATCTTAATAATAGAATTGCTTCAATTTGGCTAGGTATGCCCCGGCTACGTCATGATTAGTGAAGCTACCTGCGCGGACGAGCTTGCGAGGGCTAAAAATGAAAAATTTTTCCCAGTTTTACTAATAATTAATTCAGAATTAACAAATATACACAAAAGCCTAAAACTAACAAACAAAAATAAATATGCTCATATATTTGCGAGGGCTAAAAATTAAAAATTTTTCCCAGGTTTACTAATAATTAATTCAGAATTAACAAGTACGCGCAAGAATTAACAAGTATACACCAGAATTAACAAGTATACATAAAGTATAATTCAGTATATCAATTATTAAATTAAATTTAAAGTCCATAATTGGCCATAAACAAGCCCCAAAGTTAGGGCCCTAGGTCATATATTAAAAATTATATATAATCAAAATTTATAGCCAAAGACGGAGCCAGGCAAGGTCATATAAATTTATATTCTACGGCTCATCCTTCGCCAGCGATTAAATACCACCAACCCGTCTAAATCTACGTCTTCTCTTGAGACTGTCCAACCTACGCGCTTGAAATGCTTTATTGCTTTTTTCACTAGTATGAACAACTTTCTTCTTTTTGACACCTTTGCTACCCATTATACCTACTCGTATAGCATCAGCCATATGACTCCAGAAGTTGTGGGCAGGTGTTGGTTTAGTTAGTTGTGTCTTCTCATCAAACTCTTTTACATAGTTTACCATAGTCTTCTGGACCATTTTGCAGGAGGTGTCAATGAGCATTTTTGGTATGTATTGTCGTACTCTATCTATACCATCTATTAATCCAGAACGCTTAACTACACGTACTCGGAAGCCTTGCTCTTTGAAGGCCGTAGCGCGAGTCTTCTTGTCATTTAGTGATCTCACATTGGCGTCATGTGGTAGGTATAGTAGGTCAACTTCCCATTCTCGTTGTCTCATAAGGTCAGCGTAGTATGGTATTGCTTCGTCGCTAGCATAGTCTTCTCCTATAATTCTGAAATCGTCAGCGCCATCTAGCTCTTGGAAATATATGATAGTAAATAGGTCATTCATACCGAGATCTGTAGCTGCATATACAGGGAGGCTAGGTTCGTAAACGCCATCTATTAGCCTTCCATCTTCAATTAGATCTTGATATAGTGCTCCGTAGTACGATAGTTCTAGAGCTGCCTGGAAGGCCTCTTCAGGGGTGCTAGGGTACTCTTTAGTAATACGGGATTTTAGGCGGCGCTGCTTGGCAATGTAGAAATTCTTGCGGCGCTGGTCGGTTACTCCGATGCGAGCAAAATACTTTTCCATGGTTTCGGAGACTGGTTGGTAGGTATCATTTACACAGTCTGGGTCATTCTGCCATGGTAGGAAGTGTGGTAGGAAGTCTTCTGGTGAACGCTCTTCATCAGGTATGTCATAGGCTTCATCCCACATATCTTTGAATTTATCTTCTCCTTCTGCCGTTGACTCTATACCAATATGATTACCAGGTATAGGTGCGCACGCTTCCATCGAGCCAGATATAATCTCGTTTGCCTTATCAGGATACTTATGGGCAGTTTTACCAAACTCTGATACGTGTAGGTCGTGGAGGGTAGCAGATCTGAATGACGTACGTATATAAATAGTAGAGTCATTACTAAAACCCTGCTCGAATGATGAGTTTTTGGTTCGCTCTATGTTACCTAAAGCGTGCATTTTATAGTTTGGGTCTAGGTGAGTCCATAAACGTATGACACGTTCTAGTAGGGTTTTAGACTCTTCGCGGCCTTGAGCTTGCATACCTACAGTTCTATGTGGAATATGCATAGCATTATCAAAATAGAATATAAGGTAGAATGTGGAAAGTCCTTGCTGTCTAGATTTAAGGATTATTACACGGCCGTGCTGTAGTATCTTTGCGTATGTTAGTAGTTGTGCTCGGTTCATTACAAATGGTATAAGACGACCCTGTTTATCAACAATAGTATACAGATTATTTAGGCGCCATAGTTGGCTAGTAGCGTAATTTTCAAGCATATCCTGGAAGTTGTCGGGTTCAGTATAGAAAATCCAGGAATACTCTTTGACTTGAGGTAGTATTTCTATGAGCTCTTGCTCAGTTACACCCATAGGCATAATTAAGCTCTAGTATTACTAACAGATGGCATGCTAGTAAAGTTATTTTGTGTGTTATTTACAGTTATATCCATATTGAACATTGACTTGCGGAGCATGGTAAAGCACTGTATGATTATAAGCATATTTGCCATAGTCTCTGTCTCATTAAGCATTTCATTTAGCTTTAATACTATGTTGTTACCTAAATGTTGCATATTTTCATCTAGTCTTCTAAGGCCATGTAGCTCTTCTACCCATGGTATACCTGCTACAGACGCAGCTTTTAATAGTTGGGCATTAGTAGTAAGTCTAGTAATGGCATCATCTACTTTTAGTTCTTCGACTTTATCAAGAGTATTTAGCTCATCATAATGTTTACCTGTAATTTTATATTTTTTGATTATATGATCGCGTTTCATGCCAGATTGTATTGCGCGAATGACTTTATAGTCTAGTTCAGTTAATACATTTGATGCTTGTTTTCGTTTTGCCACTAGTATCTCCTATAATATAATGTTATGCGCGCATATATACGCATACATATATTATATCAAGTTGTTTATTAAACCGAGTTTAAATAAATAATTTAGTTTATAATTTTATTAGGTATTTATAAAAAACATGATATAATATAAGTATTTTACATACTAGCTAAGAAGGAGTTCAACGTGGCAGATGATATAGAGAAGTTAAAGAAAGAGTTAGAGGCAGCAAAGAAGGCTTTGGCAGATACCAAGGCTAGTTATACTAAGGGACAGCAAGCACTAGCAGCCACAAAGGCAGAGCTTAAAGTATTAGAAGAGGCAGGTGTTAAAATACCATCTGATATTACTAAACTTAAATCTGAAGACCCTGAAAAGTATGCGTCTGAGTTAGAGAAATATAATAGTAAATTAACTAAAATGAGACAAGAGCAGGCGGAACAAGCAAAAGAGAAGTTGGTAGAGCAAACTTTAACTGACTTAGCTAAGCAAGCTAATATGACTGCGCAGGAAGTACAAGAGAATGTGCCACCAGCAATATATACTGCATATAAAAATGGTGATTTAAGCGCAGATCATGTGGTTAAGCTAGCAATTCAGTATAAGACAGGTAAGCCAGTAATAAAATCGCCTACTACCCAGAAAGAGTTTGATTTCTCATCTGTGGCAGGTGGTTTACTGGATGAGCATACAACTGAGCAAGATGATACGCTTAATCCAAAAGATTACATAATTTAAGGAAGTACAGATGGATAGATTTACTGGTCAAACAGGTGTTATACCTTACAAGAGTAGACTTGTTAGACAGAAATGGTTAAGAGAAGGTATTATTCCTGTTATGGAAACTTCATTTTGGGGTGCCTATATAGGAAATAGTAAAAGTGCTGCAGTATACCAAGCGAATGACTTTTCAGCAGGCCACGAGCACAATGTCATATTTGATTTTGACGGGTTTTTGGTAGGAGAAGGTAAGCGTGGTAAAGAGCAAGCTTATGGCTATGGTGAGACTAAAAAGAAATTTTCAAGCCACCTTACAATTGAGCGCGGTAGATATGTTGTGCATAATGGTGATGAGTTTGACCTTGAAAATTTAGATGCTGTTGATCTTTCTAAGCATAGTGACTCAAGAGATAAACTTGGTGATTTATGGGCTAGAAACAAAAACCAATACATCTTTGATATTGCACAAGGTTTTGCAGAAGGTAAAGAGCCAACACACATTTGGAGACCTAACAAAAGATCTACAGTAGCTGATTTAGAAGATACAGATGTTATCACAATGAATACACTGATTGATATAGAGTTAACTTGTAGAACTGGTAGAGGATTTGCAAAAGGTAGAGATAGATTGCCACTTATCCCTGTTTCTGGCAATAGAGGCGGTAGATATACTATGATTATTGACGCTTACTTAGAGGCAATTCTTAGAAAAGACCCAGATTTTCAAGATATTATGAAGCATGCAGATGTTAGAGGGCAAAAGAACCGTATTATACAAGGTTATATAGGGCATTTAGGTCAATTAGATATAGTTACAGCACCTAGTTTCTTTGGTACTAGTTCAAGTAACCTACAGTACAAAACATCAGTTGTTGCGAGTGGTATGAGAGCGCTAAATAGTGCTAATAAATTCCAAGGTGAGCAAGGTTATACACTTGAAGGTGAAAAACAAGTTTCTAGAGCTATTATTTTAGGTCAGTCAGCTATTCAATTAGCAGGCGGTAAATCACCAGACTTTAAAATCCAAGAAAGCGAAGATTTTGGTATTGACTCTGAGAGTGCAATTATAGTTTACTCTAGAGGACAAAAAACACAATTAGAAGCAGAAACAGAAGATTATCAAAATGAAGCTAAGCAAGCTAACATAGATTTTGGTATGTTTGTTGCAGATTTCTATATTGCAGGTTAAGGAGAGATAATGGCAAGAGCACCAGAAGAGCTAGTCACACCAAGTGATTTGGCTCATATGTTAAGAAATGACAAGAAAAGTCAACAAACACACTTAGTAGCGCAAATTGCAGCTGTAATGCCTAATGGCAGAACATATACAGCTACAGATGTTAGTTACCCTACTGTACTCATTCCAGAGAAAACAGTAGTTGGTACTATTAGAGTAGTATGTACTGAGGCATTTGATGCAGGTGCTACTTTTGATGTTGGTACAGCGGATGACCCTACATGTTTTTGTGAAGGTGTGAGTGGTAATGAGGTTACAACAGCTATAACAGATGTAATAAACCATAACAAATATTATCCTGTAGCTACAGAAGTATTCATTAAACCTACTTATTCGGGTGATAATGAGACTGGTGAGTTATCAATAGTATTTGAGATTTACGAGCTAGAAGCTAGTATCGGTAGACATACTAGATAAGTTTATAGGGGCCATTACGGTGGCTCTTATTAAGCTTACAAATGGAGTATATAATGGCGAAAATAAAAATAGGGCGATCTGTAAAAGTAGTATACTATACAGGCATTAGTTACACAGATACTGCAGTACGTGGTAGTTTAAATATGGAAGATGATACTATTTATATTTTATCTGAAAGAGATGCTAATGCGCTTATAGGTAAAGGAGTAGTAGCAGAAGTTACAGAGTTGCCTAATATAGAATTGGATAATCCAGGTAAAGGTGTTACAGAAGCTCCGCCTATACTAGCATTAAGTATAGGAGCACATAGTAAAGGCGCAAAGAAAAAAGAAGCTGATATGGCTGCATATACACCTAAAACTGCTTCAGACTTAAATCAACCTAATGAAGATGGTGAAGGGCTAACTATTACAGATGATAAAATAGTAGTAGAGAGTGATAAAGAAACAGGCAATGATTTTATATTTGAGGCAGACGACCTGTAATGACTACGCTGGAGTATTTAGCGTCTGATGGCGCTTTGCGTTATGCTATTAGGGATAGATTAAAGACTAGATTCAGTGATGAAGAGTTATTAATACACCTTAATGAAGCATTGCGTAAAGTTGCTAGAGATACTAGATACTATAGAGGATTTAGTATTATACAAGTTACTGCGTATAAGACTAATTATGTGTTAGACTATAGAATTTTAAAAGTGTTGTCGGCTTATACGGAGGGTTGTAGGTTAGATATCAGAGGTGCCACAATAGAGTGTGAAAAAACAAGTGAAAATACACTAGAGTATATCACTCCTTCTTATGAGACGCGCTCTATATCTGTATATCCAACCTTAACCGACCCTCTCTATGAGCCTATAGATTTCGATAAAATAGTAGTAGAGAACGATTTAGATGGCATTGACGATTTAGGTATACCATTATATATTGACGATAATGGTAATGTGTCACCAATAGTAGGAGTTTCTGCTGATTATAAGGAAGTTGTGTTATACACAGAATATTTTCCTGTGTTGACTATAGATGGTAATGTACCTGACCCAGTATTAGACACAGCAGAACTTGTTAATGTAGCTGCTGCGCATATAATTACTGCTAATAGTAGTATTAGGCAAACACAGTATTTACATAGTCAAACACACGATAGGTATACTATATTAGTAAAAGAGTTTAAACGATTAGCAAATTCTAGACATGTGCAAGCTGAATACCCGCCTGTGTATAGGTCACCATTTTCACGTAAGAAGCATAGTAAGCGTAAGGATTTTTAATGGCATTAGCAACTGGAAAAATTGGTCTTGAAGACTTAGCTCTAGGATATGGGCAAGAGACACAAGATCTAGGGAACGATAGAACTAGGGTAATAACTAAAATTAATGCTGGTAACTTACCTTTTGGTGAGAATACTACTTTTGAGCAAGCTATAGTAGATTTTGCTGAAGTATTAAGATCAGCTGAAGTATTAAACATAACAGAAAACAAACAAGCTATATTAAATTTAAATACAGAGTTACGTAAACTAGTATCTTTAAGCAATGAGTTAGATGGTCTTACAGCATTAGCAGATAGATCAGATATATTAGATGCTTTAACAGATAATTTAGCTACTATAGCTAATTTACATAATAGTATAGTTAAAACAGAGCAAGCAGTTGCAGACGCTAAGTATAGAGAGTACAGGATACTAAAAGCGGAGGAAGATGTAAGTAAACGGTTAGCTTATGTATCTAATTTATGTAATCAAGATATACTACCTATGAAGTCGCAGCTTGATATGCTTGTTGGTTTACTTGATAATAAGATAGCTACTATAAGAGCAGAGCTAGTTGAAGGCAATGAAATGGCTAGCAAATTAGCTAGTTATGAGTGGGTTTTAAATGTAGTACGCGCGTGTAAAGTACCTAAATGGTATATAGATGATGCTAGAAGACAGATAGTATTAACTATGCCTCAACCTATATGTGCTAATAATGTAGAAGTTGATGCTACTATAGTTAGAGATAGTGTTAATGCTTATTTAGCTACATTACCTGATTTAGGTGGCTCTGGTATAGATGAAGCAGTAACAGTAGATGACTTAGAGCCTATCGAATGGTACGATTTATTAGGTGCCACTACTAGCGGTCAAGTTAAAATTAGGTATGACTCTGATGACCATGGTATAGTATTATCTAGATTTGCTAATGATGGTATGGAAGTGGATGATACTAGTCTTTTTATTATAAAAATTTATGACACTAATGGCACATTTGTTAGTAGATATGATTATAATGCAGTATATGAGTCAGACCGCGAATTGATCAGTGTATATAATACTGAAGAGCACCCTTTAGGCTATATGTTATTATCATATAAAAAAGATAGTAATCAAGCTGATTTTGATTTTACCGATGTAGTTGTTATATATGATACTAATGATAACAAATGGAAGGAACAAGGCTCATGACAAAGTCTCAAAAAATAGATTATTATAATGTAATAAAAGCTGCTTTAGAACGCAAGTATCCTATATTATTAAATGCAAATATTCAGGACGAGTCTGGTACAGTTACACAAGAAGATATAGATGCTGCTATAGAGGAAGCTTTAGCTGGAGCTGGGATATCAGCTGGCAGTATTGCAGCTTTGGGTAACATTATTGCAGTAAAGAGTGCGTACGCAGATTTGCCTATTATAGATCAACTAGGTAATGAGCTAACAGAAACTGATTTAGCTTTGCTTACACAAGATGATGGTGCCCACGCTCAAGGTATATATCATTATAATAATGGCGAATGGGTTAAGTTAGACCTTAATTTTGGGGGTACAACAGATGAAGATGTAACACAAGAAGAAGTAGACCAAGCAATAGAATAAATTTTAAGGAGAAAACATGACTAAAGCAAATATTTTAGCATTAGTAACAAAGTTAGCTGTGACATTCAAGGCAATGTTCCCAACAAAAGCAGAATTAACAGCAGTAGATACAAAAGCAGATAACGCTCAATCTGCAGCAGATGCAGCGCAAACAACAGCAAATACTGCGGTAGCTGGTAATACAACAGCTGAAGATAACGCCAAAGCATATGCAGATACTAAGTTTACTGAAGCTAAAAATTTAATGAGTTCATTAGGTACATTTTTAGGGGCTGCAACTACATATGCTGGATTACCAGTACAAGATCAGCTAGGTAATGATATTACTACTGGTGATTTTGCTCATCTTACACAAGATGATGGTAATTATGTAAAAGGATTGTATAGATATGATGGTACTAGTTACATATTTATCTCTGGAGATGCAACTATTACAGCTACATTTAATGCCATGAAATATGAGGATTTAGATGATACTGTTGATGATAAGTTTGTAACACCTAAATGGGTTAAAGATTACAATGATAGTCAACAACCAACGCAAGCTGAAGTAGATGATGCAGCAGCATAAGTTTATTGGAGGGGTATTATTACCTCTCTGATAAGTTTATCTAAAGGAAATGAGATATGACAAAAGCACAAATACTAGATTTAGTAAAGAAAATTGATAATGCATTAGCCAATAAATGGGGTTTCGCTAACATTGGGCAAGGTAGCGGTTTTGATATTACTATTAATAGACAAGATATAACTAAAAATATAACAGGGTTATCAGATACTGAAGTTACACAACTAGTTGAAGCTAAAACAGCAGAAATATCTAATGCTACAACAGCTATACAACACCCTACTTTAAATACAGTAACAAATTATATAACTATATATAATGAAACTGCTCCTATTACAAATGATACTATTTGGAAAGACCCAGTAGAAGTGCCAAATCCTGATACAGCAGATTTTTATAGTAGATTTGCAGTTCCATTTAAAGATGGGTATATAGTTGGTGGGTATAGAGGTATAAGCATATATAATATTGATGCTGATAATAATGTTATAGACACAGTAGATATAGTAAACAATAATAGATATGGCGCTACTATTACTTGGGATGGTAAACGTATTATGTCTGTATATAATACTACTTTTTATATGTATGAAAAACAAGATGATGGCTCATGGGTAGAAACTAATATAGGTATTACAGAAAGTGGTAATTATGGCGCATCTATGATTTCGTGGGATGGGCGTAAATTTTTAGGTCTGTCTGGTATATACGAAGTTCAGCCTGATGGTACCTGGTTAAAAACTGGTACTTATACAGGATTAAATACTTATATATCTTTTGCTACACCTGATTTAAAATTTATATATGGTTATAACTGGAATGCGAACACAACTACTATAAGATTTGCAGAATTACAAGCAGACGGCACTTATAATATATTACCAGATCTAGTAATAGATACTGATAATTATGAGTATTTAAGACCCGCTTATGTAACATTAGACGCAAAAAAATTGGTGTGTAAAATTAGAAGGAAAGCAGATAATAAATATGTATTACATACGTATTATAGAAATGCGGATAATACTTGGTCTTTTATATGTGAAAATACTAGCGCTAATGGTTTAACTAGTGGTTCAGGTGGTGTATTATTATCGCTAGACGGTACTAAAGTTTATTCTGTAGGCGCAAGTTCTAGCTCAGCTTTACAATATTTTGAGCAGGATATCGATGCATTAGCCTTAGACGCTTACTCTACAGACCCATTTGGTGATGGATCGTTAATACATTTTTACCCTTTTGATAATAGTGGCGAAGATATAGTAGGCTCAGTAGATGGTGTTGCGGCCGGAACTATTACTTATGATACTGTTAAGTACAATAGCGGTTTAACATCAGACACAGATAGCTATATTGATATTTCTCCTGCTATAGAGCTAGATAGCGGTTCTATATCATTTTGGGTATCATTTGATGACCTTAATACTACTGCTGGTGGTTTATATACTATGATTTTAGGTGGTGATGATGTAGGCAGCAATAAGTCATACTTATGGTATAACACTAACTCACAAGCACTTAGAATAGCTACACTAACTAAAAATTATAGTAATGACGGTGAAGACATTCCATGTATACTAGAGGCTGGTACTTTATATCATATGGTATGGATATTTAATAGTACTGGATTTAAGGTATATATAGATGGATCTTTGGTAGGTGAAGCATCAATAGTATTAGACACATTTAAGTTAGAGCGTGTATTAGGTGCTTTTGATACAGACTATTATACATTTAAAGGTACATTAGACCATTTACAAATATTTAATAGAGCTTTAACTGAAGAAGAGATAAATAAATTATATACGGCAGAAGATAATAATTATGCAACCTTAGATGCTAATAAAGTAGCTATGCTAGATGACACATTTGATAACAACGATAATAATTGGACATTATCAACAGGTAGTACAATAGATCAAGGCGTATTAACTTTAGTAGAACAAGACCAAGGTGATGGTACATATTCAACAGCGACTGCAGAAGTTATAGCTTATGGTAAAGCTGGCGACTATACTATTACTGCCACGGTAGATAGCGATATATATGTTACTTTAAAAGCTAATGGGTCTGGCACTTCTACGCTACTTAATGAAACTACAGGCAGCGGCGTTATTACTGTTGATGATTACTTTGATAGCATAGAAATATATACTGCTGATGTTGACACACATACAGCTAATGTGCAAGATATTAAAGTAGAGTATAGTACACCATATGTTATAGATGAAGTATTTAGCCCTACAATTTGGCGGGTAGCAGACGGTAACCCTAGCTTTGATAATGGCACAATTAGTTTAGGTACAAATACTTCTACAGGAGTAAATGATATTGTTAGTAGAGCGGTACAGTTATATGATATACCTTATAAAATTACTTATTATGTAGACGGTGTATCTGCAGATAAACCACATTTATATTTAACATATTATGATAATTCTGATACTCAAGAAGTATACCCAGAATCTGGTACTTATACTAATGAATATTCAGTGACATTTACACCACTAAGTAATATTATTTCAATTTCATTAACTAGATCTGTAATTGATAGAGTGAAAATAGAAAAGGTTTAAAATGGCAACATTACAAATTGATCAAGGTCAGAAGATAGGCGTAGAGCAGCTATTGTTGGGTGATGTAGAAATATCTGTGCGAGATTGTAATGGTAACCTCGTACAGATACATGGTCTTATGGCTAACGACTTACAAGTTAAAACATTACAAGGTGATGTTTTACCGTTAACAGATTACATTATTAGTTATACTAGTGCTCAGCCAGAGTTAACTAGTGGGACAGTAACTAGTAGCAGTGGTAATGTAGTTAGCTTAGTAGAGGTGGTTGATGCTGTAGAAGATTTACAGTATGACTTAGCAGAATTACAAGAACAATACAATAACGGTTAAGGAGAGTAAATGGCATATAGTTTACAAGCAAAAATAAAGTCTGAGGTTATAGATAAACTACTAGTAGTTATGAAGGCAGCAGATGTTAGATTAGAGGAACAGATAGCTGGTCTAGGTACTAGAGTTGGAGCTGTTAATACTTGGGCAGATCGTCCTACAGTAGATCAAAATGGTAAAGCAGTTACTACAGGTGATACATTTACTTTAACTACTGCAGATGATGGCCATCCAGCAGGTATATACAGTAGAAAAGCAGACAATACAGATTGGAATGATGTTCCTGATATTGATTTTGATAAGTTACAAATATCAAATTTATTAGAGACTGCAAAAGCAGACCCAGGAGCTATTACAGTAGGTGCAGATGGTACTATATCTGCTACAGAAGATGGTAAATTTACTACTCCTGTACAAATAAAAGAAGCTTTAAATGCTCTTAATAGTATAAATGATAGTAAATATCATCCTAAGGGAGGTGATCAAAGTCTAAAAGTTGTAGGTGCTGATGCTGATGAAGGTACACAAGAATTTGTTACTGCTAATCAATTGGCTTTAACATACAGTCAAGATGATATACAAGCGCAGTATGACGCACTATAACATTTATTGGAGGAGGCTAATGCCTCTTCTTATAAGTATTATATAGGAGAAATTATGGTTACACCACAAGAAGAATTTCCACGTAATTGGGTCTTTGAAGTAGTAAAAGGGTTTTTAACGCAGCTAAAAAATAGATTAGCTAATATTAAATTAGAATATGTATATGCTAATAAAACACTTAAATTTTTTAATGCAGAAAATCAAGTTGCTGAAATTAGTCTTCATCCAGTTATGAATAATGGAGTGTTAACTGTGCGACCTAGATATGCTAGTAAACATTTATATGGTAATGATCTAGAAGGTTATATAGTAATAATGTTACCTGAAGCGTTTCCAATTAATACTATGTTTTCGTGCTTTGTAGATATTTATATTTATAAATCAAATAGAGCTTTTAATTTTGTATTAAGTGGGTATAATTATCAATCACCTCATTGGTATAATGTAGCCGCTAAGCAGTTAATGAGTATTGCGTCTGATTATGATAAAGTTAAATTTGTTAGGTTTTTAAAAACAGGTGGGGATGCTAATAATGATAATGACTATACTAGATTCGGTTGGATTATAGGTGATGATGAAGATATAGAAGTTCCTTATTTTACTTGTTCAATTGATAAAATTATGATGGCTCATGGAGCATCTGCTGATAATGTTGCTAATATAGTAGATAGTAATAATTGGATTATAGATACATTTACTGAAGATGAGTTGCCGCCATACAAATTAGATTATACAAAGGTTATGTAATGGAAGATATAGTTATAACTGATGAGATGATAGCTGAAGAGCAAGCACTAGTAGAAGCAGAGTTAGCAAAATATGAGAAACGGAAAGCTATTGAAGCACTAGTAGTAGATGTCAATGGTGTGCCGTTTGCTGGTGATGATATAAGCCAAAATAGGTTATCAGCTACAGGTACTATAGCTAATTATTTATTTAATAAGAATATAGGCCCTACATTAAGAGCGCAAGCAAATGATGAAGGTACTGATGATGTAACTAAGGCTATGTTATTAGGGTTAGCAGATATTTTTGATGGTGTATATCAAGCTGTATATGTACAACAACAAATAGGTTGGAAAAATGCTCAGGGTGATATTAGTATGGTGCACGGAGAACAAGTACTTGAAGCTTTGCATAAATCAATGCAAGAAGTAGGAAAAATTATAACAGGAGTAAATGATGAAGAGAGTTAGAATATTAAAAGATTTTGCTATATTAGATAAAGGACCAGAAGAGGAAAATCCATTTGTCATAGTAGAAGACGTAGTTGTCAATGCTGACGGTTCTTTAGCTGACCCAGATTTAGGTGCTAAAGTAATGTCAAATGAAGCAGTACGTAAAGGTGCAACTAGAATAAATGGTAGTGATTGCGTTGAAATAGACCCAGAGCTAAAGTCATATAATGATAAGATAGTAGCTTTCAATGGCGGAGATCTTTATGTACCGTATGATGGTGAGTGGGCTAGACAACAAGTAGTTGGTTGGGACCCTGTAGAACGGGAGCGTGCTTTAGAATATATAAATCATAGAGAAAATAGATATGCGTTTATGTTAGCTAGCGGTCTTATATCTGAAGATGCTAACGCAGAGTATTCTACTGAACCTACAAAAGGGTCATTTATAGACGATGTAAAAGACTGGCTAGGGATATAACATGCGTAACGCTAGAATAGCTTTTTACAAAGCAAAGCATGGTCAAGTAGACGATAAATTTATAGACTTTTTTAGCGGTAGAAAAGGGTATTCACATTGTGAAATAGTTATAAATGATACTACTATGATTGGTGCTCATTATCTAGCTGGTGGTGTTAAAAAGTTTTACTATAACAATATATATGATAGTGAGTATTGGGATATATTTGAAATTCCTGATGTATCGCATGCTAAAGTATCAGCTTATGCGCATAAACAGTTAGGTTTAGGCTATGATACTGCAGGAGTAGTTTTATATTTTATTGGTTTAACTATGGGAGATAGTGAAGATAAAGTATGGTGTTCAGAATTATGTGCTCGGGCTTTAAACAATAATATGGATAAAAGATATATATATCCATTAACTATGCCAAATGATTTATATTTAGATATAATATCTTTAGGCGCGCAGCAAGTAGGTAAAGTAGTAAATGCTACTAGTAAGCAGTCATATAAACCTGAAGTAGATAGGTTTGGGAGGGTAGGTTATGCCGATAAATGATCATGATACTTTGATGCAGACCAAAGTCTTAACTGAGGCTAATGCAAAAGCTATAAAAGATTTAGCGCAAGCAGTTAAAGATTTGACTGAAACTGTGCGCGAAGAGGATAAAGAATTACGACATTCAGTAGCTAGACTTATAGAAGTGCAAACTGAATGTAAGTATAGATGGGAGTCTATAGAGCAAAGGCTTAGAGATAAAAAAGAAGTGTTAGACTTAATTAAGAATAAAATGGCCACTAAAGCAAATAAATCTGACATACAAGAGATTAGAGCTTTTATACATAAGTCTTTATGGTGGTTATTTGGTGCTATGGGTGGTATAATAGTATACCTAATAAAAATGACAGTATTTAAGGGATAAAGATGGATAAGTTAGTTATTAGTAAAGATTTAAAACTAGGTAAGCAAGAGATATTACTCGACCCTACTTTGCATGCAAATAAGTGTGGGTCTGAAGTAGACGCCCTAGTACTCAATGATTTATATTTTGTAGAATACGCAGCTGATGGTAGTATAGTTAGACAAGTGCCTGCTGTAGATTGGATACTACAAGATCGTATTTCTATTGAGAATGCTCAAGCTACTGTAGAAGGTAATTCTATTACAATTACATGGGTTGGGGACAATGCTGTGCAGTTACAATTAGATGACAGTGTACCTTTTGAATATACAGATACTACACAAAATAGTTATACATTTACTGGTGTAGCAGCTGGTGAGCATACTGTTAGAATACGAGCTCTTAGAGATAGACGAGGGTTAGAAGTTACTGTGACAATAGCTGAAGACGCAGAGCTATATGTTATAACATTTAATTAAGGAATAAACATGGCAACAATAACACGCATAACATTACCAGACTCATATGCTGGTGTTGAGTATCAAATAGATTTAAATGACAAAGTTCAAGCAACTAGCAATCCTATAGAGTTACAATTAGAGGAAGGTCCACACAATATACGCATATATACAGATGGTGAACTTACACTAAATAAAGATATACTAGTACCTAAGTCTATAGAAGAGGAAGTACAAGAAGAGATACAAGATTTAGGTCTTATAACTCCTGAGGCTCAAGAAGAGGCTATAGCTGCTGCTTTAGAAACTACTAATGGTTATTTTGATATAACTAAAATAGAAGACGGGTATATTTATTTTACAGTAGTAAATAAAACTCCTACATGTGTAAATGTAAAATTTACTAGAACTGATGATACTACTGTAATAGTAGCAGTAGAGGATTTAGAGGAGCGTTATCTACTTGGATTACACAAAAAAGTAGAAGCCTTAGCTGGTAATAATAGAGTTATAGATAGTCTTGACTTGCAATTACTAGTACCTACAGTAAATGGTACTACACCTATTACTTATATACGCATAGATTCTATGCAGCAAGATTATGGCTATTTTCAGCTTAAAGGTTTAATACCTAATATGACTTACTCATTTATGACTATGCATAGAAATGGTGAGTCGCCTTATCATTCTGTATATGACTGTGTTGCTGATACTAATGGTGAGATTAAAATAGATAATCCAGACGCTTCTAATATACTAGTTATAGATGAAGATGTACTTTTATTATATAAGTCTGACTTAGATGCTATACCTGTAGATGATCGTACATATGATGGCGGCGGAGGTACTCATTATGCTTCAAGTGCTGTTACATCTAAAACTATTGTTAACTTTTATTATATGTATGATACTTTTATATCAATCATACATGAAGATCAACCTGCTTATCCTGATTGTCCTGAGTGCCCAGAATGTGCGGAGCCGTATACTGAATATAGAATATTTGGCGAAGCTGTATCTGACTATTCTTTTTCTGATACTACTTTTTTGGTAGATGGTGATGTTACTATAGATGATAATGGAGCTCATTTACATTGTCCTGGTAGTGGTAATGTAAATTTAGGGTTAGACTCTATGTTTGACGCACATAATGTAGACCCTAGTGATATAACTGGTAATTGGCTTTTAACATTTTTTATAGAAAATAATAGTGGTGTTAGTATGACTGTAGCGTCATATGTATATTTTGAAGTAGATGGTGCTGTATATAAATCAAGAGGATTTTTTATAGCAGATAATACTACTAGTATGGATGTAGAATTTGTGTTACCTAATGTAACTACAGACTCACAAAAAAGTGTTAGGTTGTTTTTAAACTACTATAACGAAGACGATAGTGCTAGAACACTAGATATAGTAGGTTTTAGAATGGCAAAATTAGTAAATAAATTATCGTTATAAGGATAGGTGATTAGAATGAAATGGATAAACAAAGGAAGAGTATTTTTTATATCTATGATAGCAGTAGCTAGTATAGGATATGTAGGGTGTGACCATAAAGCACACAAATCCCCTAGTAATATGCTAGTTAAAAATGATACTGTAAATGTAAATTTTGCAGGCTATGATAGAGGTTGTAAACAATACTACAACCCTATATTTTGCGCAGATAAGTATAAACCTAAGAGCTCATTGCAAGCAGGTATAGGCGGTGATGATAATATCACTATTTATATAAAAGATAAAGAAGGTAAAGTTATAGTATTGGATAGAAACCAAACAGAATTTTTACTTAACTTAAAATATAAGGATAAGTAATGGGTGCAAATATAGTATTAAAAGCGAGAGGCAGAACGAAGTTTACAGTTGAAGAGTTAGCTTATATACAAAATAAGATAACTAAGCTTATGCAAAGGTGTGAACAAGAGACAGGCGTTAAAATATCTACTAAAGGCACAATAAATTATATACATTTACAGTGGTGGTTAGCTTATGTACTAAGGCGTTTTAACTATACTACAGATACAATAAAGTTTAGTAAAGACGATTTTTGGGATACCGCTGTATTTAATGTATTCATGTTAGACGACGCTGTATATGATGATTGTGACGGCGCAGGTTATTGTTTAATAGAAGGTCTGATACGCATATTTGCTATGTATAAAAATAATGTATATAGAGTTGCTTGTGCAGCTGAGACCGGCGAAGGCCATTTTGTAGCTTGGGCTAAAGCAACAGATGGTGTGACTTATCAAGTTGAAAACAGAGTTAGAAAGCCCAGAAGTCTTAGATATATGCATGATTTAGGGTATGAGTATTGGTACTATTCTAGTATGGCTAAAGCTGAGATATCTAAAAACAAATGGCATAATGCTGATAATAAAGTTGCTAAGCTAATATATAATACACCTAGTAACTTAGCTGCAGATAAACCTGAATTCGCATTTAGTAAAATACTTAGAGTAGATAAGTCTAAAGATTTAGCGCTTAAGTGGGGGCAAGCTTTATTTGCAGGAGTTACAGCTACTTACGCATTTGTGCGTGACAATGTTAATGAAGTAGTTATGACAGTACAAGCTAGTAAAGGTGACTTAGCTAATATATTAGATGTAAAGACCGTAAGCATAGTAATGTTTGTTACAAGTATGATAGGCCTTTATATAAGAGCAGTAACTAATAAAGATGTAGATATGAAAAAGGATTATGATGGATAAACTATTTACGTGGTTTAAGAACCCACAGAATAGCTTAATGGTAGTAATTACTACATTTATCATTACAGCATTAGCTACTTATAATCATAATATGAATAAGTTAGCAGAATTAAAGTATAGAGATAGCGTGCAAAAAGACCAGCAGGAACTTATAGATAAGTATAAAGATGTTGAGAATGAGATAACAAAACGGGAGCGTGATACTATTAAATGGAATGAAAAGATAGTAGATAAAGTAAACAAGGAAATAGATAAACATGCGAAAGATAATAACGGGTCTTACTCTATTGTCGCTAGCGATGCTAATGACAGCTTGTAGCCAAAAGCCGGTTTATGTACAACAACCATTTTTAGGGTTTACTACATATCCTACACCTGGTGATATTAATATTACTGTAGAGCGAGGATGTATAGTACCATATGAAACAATAGAAGGGTACAAAAAATTTGACCATATAGGTGACTGTGTGCGTGTTAAAGATGTTAAAAAGCTAGCAGTTAAAATAAAACGACTAGAGAAGATAGCTGAGAATTATGAATTAGACATAAAAGCGTATTTACGACTAAATAAGAAAGGACAATAATGAATGCATATGAGGTTATAGATACTGTAAAACTAGTAAATGAGCGCGCTTATAGTACAGTAGTACAAAAGTTTGCTACAGATGTTAAAGCTTTTAATGCGTTTACTACTAAAGTAAGTGCTAATCCTTATGAAGCGCTAGTTAAAGAGGCTAACATAACGTCTATGTTATGTGAAGTAGAATTGCACTCACTAGAGGAGAGATTATGCGTAAATTAACTTTATTATTAGCCGGGATATATGTAGTAGTAGCTACTTGGTTAGCCATTCCTACTGTTAAAGTAATGATGGAAGATTATGTAGAAGAGCATACTCTAGAAGCCGGTTTAAGCGATGAGCAATGGGAATTTCTTAAAGATGTGGCTTTATTAATTCAATATGCTGAAGACAATGGCTATAAGCTTACAGGTGGTGAGCTGTATAGAACTATGTATCAGCAACGGTATTATGTAGCTCATGGTTTAAGTTGGACTTATAATAGTTACCATTTAAAAAGGCTAGCTATAGATTTTAATCTGTTTATAGATGGTAAATATACCACTAAAAGGCAAGATTATATGAGTTTAGGCATTTATTGGGAAACTTTACACCCTAAAAATAGATGGGGTGGCAGATTTAATGACTCGCCACATTTTGAACGGAGAAAATAATGTTACATAAAATACAAGACTTTACTAGAGGAATACATAATAAATTACATAGTATGTATTTACGTCCTAATGAAGCTGTTGATGTGTTAAATATAAATATAGATAATGGTATATTAAATAGTAGTAAAGATATATTATGGGAAGATGTAAATATAAGTAATCCAGTAAAACTAGTTGATAAAGATAGTAATGATATAATTATAGATAGTAGCACACATAATATGGTTAAACAGTTACATTCTAGAATATACAATACAAATATAGGAGAAGATAGTCCTGTAGAGATAGAGTATAATGGTGTTAAGCATTTAATACCTTTAGAGAAATTACACGAAGATAAATTAGTACTAGACTATGGTTATGTTGATGCTAACAATATTAACTATGAGTTTGAGGGCGATAATGCTATAGACTTTAAGCAAGAAGACATAACTTTAGCTGTTACTAAGTATAACACTAAAACTGGTTATGAATCTGCTCCTATATTTAAAACTATAGACTCTACTGATTATATAGATTTACCTCATAAAGACTACGATGGGTCTGATGTAGGTTCTACTGTATACGAGTTAACTGAAGACTTTGCTATAAATGAATCTGATTTATTGCATTATATAGATGCAGGTAAAATACGTTTAAAACGCGTAAGAAGCGAAAACAGAGTTACTGGTGGTGTTGACTACGCGTGGAGTGATCAAGTAGATGTATTTGTACAATATTGGATGCAAGATGCTACAGAACACTACGAGGCTATGTGGGTAGATCTAGTTATAGAGTACCCAGGTAAAGAGTATGGTATAGCTATAGATATTGCTCGTAAAGCTACAGACAGAAATATGACTGATGACTATAGAGAAAAACTATATCAATGGCTATATGATAAAAAGTTTGCTATAGCTAATAGGTATAGATACGAATATGAGTATCAACCTAGTATAAAAAGTATTATAGTTAATTACTTAGATATGCCAGATCCAAACAGTCAATATAATGTATATATACTTGGTAAATTTAATAACTATATACAAACAACAGAGTATGAGCTAGTAGACGGTAAATCTTATGGGTCTGCTATAATTATACAAGATGACATAATGACTGGGCAAGTATGCCCAACTACAAATCAGATAGACAGTCTAAATGTAAGTATGTTTGCAGTATCAACTACAAATCTATGGTTAGTAGAAAATAATACCAATAGAGTATGGTATACTGTACCTGGCTCATTAGACATTATAAATAGTGTATCTTATGTATCATTGCCTACTGTAATAACTGGTGTACATTATGTAAACAACACACTAGTAGTATTTTGCGCAGATAATAGTATACATAGTATAACTGGTATGGATAGAGAAGATATAACATTACGTAGGCTAGCGGATGACATAGACTGTGTACATGTTAATACTATTAATAGAGTAACACAAACATTAATCTGGTTATCTAGTACAGGTTTATGTGCTACTAACGGTTTTAGCATACAGTTATTAAATAGAGATACATTAAGTGAAAATACATTTACTTATGACGGTGCTATAATATCTAGTAGTAGTAGTAATGATGATTATTATTTGTTACTAGGTGAAGTTATATGGCATTATAATATACGTAACAGAGTACTATTAAAATACAATAGTAATACAGCTAAAAAATTATGGCTTTACAAAGGTGAGGTACATGCTCATAATGGCGGGACATTACTAGGTAAGCTATTTAGTGGTTCTAGACAATCCTTATACTATAAGACGGGTAATATAGTTATACCTGACTATACTACACATAAAGAGTTTCAGTATTTTAGAGTATCGTATATAGGGCAACCTACTATTAAAATATATATGGGTGATATTTTAGTAACAAGTATTCAGTTACCTAGTAGTGATACTATTACACATGAAGCATTCCAAGTAAAAGAAGGTGTTGTAGGCTATGATGCACATTTAGAAATACTAGGTGTGTGTAATATACTAAATATACAAATAGAGTATGATATAAGGGAAGAGCAATGATACAATTACCTGATAATATAGATGATGATATGCGTCTATTACTCACAGAGTTAAGCAAGCGTATAGATGAGTTAGAGGCTGATAATAAACAGCTATATACTAGAGTACAAGAGTTAGAGGCTAAAATAGAAAAACAAGTTAATAAATAATTTAATTTTATTTTAAGCTTATTTAGATATAATGATATATTAAGGAGATAGTGATGGGTTTATTTTCTGCTATTGGAGCAGCTGGCGGAGCTTTATTTGGTGGTGTAGGAGCTAGTGTAGGTGGCGCTTTAGGTGGTATGATAGATGGTAGCCTAAGTAAGCGTGAGTCTACAGAAATGGATGATTATACTGCATATAAAATACAACAAGAAAAAGAATGGGATGCTATGTATGGGCCTATAGAGAAAAATCTTGTGTCTTATTATGAACACTTAAACGCTAACTCTTATGTAGCTAAAGGCAATGATATATTAGAACAGCAATATAAAGGCTCTATGGATAGAGTAAACAAAGAACTTGCCGCGAGAGGGCTTGACACTAAAGGCGGAGTATCAACTAGTATTATGGCAGATAGTTTAAATATGTTAGCTAAATCTAAGTCAGAATTGCAATTACAAGCTGATGACTATGTAGCACAACAGCAGCAACAATTTTATGCTAGTATGAAATCAGGTAAGCCAGACACTAGTAAGCTAGTTAGCGCTAATCAAGAAATGAATGCTAAATATGAAGAGTACGATGATAAGATGCTAAGCGCTGGTATAGCTTCTGGAGTAAAACTAGGTACTGATATATTTAATGGGGCTGTTGACGCAGGTATGATAGATGCTGATAAAATTAAGATAGGTGGTGCGTAATGAATATGAGTGCAATTACTATTGGCGTAAATAATGGTATGGATATGGTACGCCAAAGACAAGATCGTGAGCAAAAACTGCGTCAAGAGCAAGAACAACACCAAGCTAATATGGCTATAAATAAACAACAGCAATCTATGAATGACTTAAAAATTCAACAGATGGAGCAAACTATAGACCAGACAAATAAAGCTATATTTAGAAAAGATACAGATGAAGCTTTAGATACTTGGTCTAAATACGGTGACGCAACACTAGTTAAAAATCTAAAAGATAATAGTCAGTTTAAAAAGTTATTTGGCGATATTGCAGACATAAAAACTGTGTCAGAACTTAACGAATTTGATGGCTTAGAAGACCAGCTACTATTAGAGAATGGTGTACCTGCTAATGAAATATCTAAGTTAACGCTTGATGAAAAGAAAGAAATTCTTAAAGCACAAGGTGATCACTTATTAGTTATGACTAGGGCTGATGGTAGTAAAATAACTACTAATTTAGAGGAGCTAACAGCGGCTACTGGAAGGCTTAATAGAGCAGATAAGAAAAGAAAAGAAGAGTATACTAAAGCAATAGTATCTGGTAGGCTCGGTGGAGGACTAGTATTAGCTAAAATAAATGGCGACGATAAAACAGCTAAAGCGTTTGAAGAGGCAATAGCAGCTACAAAAACCAGTAAAACTAGTAGAGCAGATAGACCTACATCAGCTATGAAAAACGCAGAAGCCTTAGGCTATAAACCTGGTAGTGAAGAGTATAAAGAGTATATAAAAGATCAGACTACACCAGCTGAGGTTCGTAATAGAAATGCTAGAGCTGAGGTTATAGACAAAGCTCCGGAACTTGCTAAAGAAATTGAGGTTGGCACATTATCGCCTACTAGTAAGTTAGTAGCTCCGGCTAAAGAGATAGAGACTAGAGTTATTAGTAAGAGTGAGCCTTTAAAAGCAATAGTTAAAGAGTATAGTGGTACCGTCGATGCTATGTATGGGTATGGTAGAGTAGTAGATTTGGCTGCTAAGCATAAGCTAACTAAAAATGCTATTACTAATATATCAGATAGAGTTGATGCTATGAGTAATAAAAAAGCTGGTTATGTTAGTGATATATGGGCAAATATGGATGATGCTAAAGAGTTTGAAAAATCTATACAAGATGATAAGTTATTACGTCGTATGGCAGATAAAGAACTTAAGCTTGCTACTGTTGCTTTAATTAAATCCATGTCTGGTTTAGCAGTAACTGACGAAGAGAAAAAGATGTATATGAATTTAGCTGGTGCTGATAATATGTCTTCTATGGAAGAGGCAATGCTTGCAGCTATGACTTTTATATCTAGTAAAAGAGGCTTGCTTACTAAGCAACTAGATAGGCTGGCAGATGAAGCTCCTATACATGCTGCTATATATAGAAAGCAAATAAATGATACTTTAGGTTCGTTTGTGCATAAAGGTAGTAAACCTAGTAAAACTGATGAGAGAAAACAAATACAAGCTAGAAACAGAGAAGTAGAAAAGATATCAAACAATATATTTAAGACTGCAGTGGAGAACTTTAAATAATGAGCAATTACATAGATAAACCACAACCGCAAACTAAGTTATTAGAAACAGCACAGTCATGGTTTCAGCAGGCTGCTGATGCTTGGGAAGCTTCACATAATGAGGCAGAACTAGTATTAAGGCTATATGATGATAATCAGTATACAGAAGAGCAAATTATGGAGCTACGCGAGGAAGGCCGTCCTATTGAAACTTATAATGTTATTAAAAAGTATACAAGAAACCTAGTAGGATATCTTAGTACTGTAGTAACAGATATAAATATAAAGCCTACTAGTTACAATAGTATTGAGCAAGCTAAAGTGCGTGATAGTACTGTACAGTATATATTACGTAGAAATAACTGGGAAAGTATGCAGGACGATATAGTATCAAGATCTGCATTAACTGGTTTACTAGCTATTAAGTATACACCTAAAGATACTGGTAAGCTAGATGTAGCAGGTCGTAAAATTATAGATATAGATTTAAATTTAATCGATAGTCGTCGTATACTACCAGACCCACTAGATAATACTTATGGCTATACTAATAGTAGATATACACACGAGTGGAAATGGTTACCTGAAGAGGAAATGTATAGGCTATTTGGTAAGCGTAAAGTGCGTAAATTATTAGCTAACGGCGATATAAATATAGATATGCCACTAGCTAACTTCGAGTATAACTATATTGGTTTAGATGATGGTAAGTTTAAGCGACATAATCACTATTTAGTAGTACGAACTGTTATGTGGCATAAAGGTAAACACTATGACTTATATTGGTGTGGTAACCATGAACTACATAGGTCTGAAATAAACTATGAGCCTTATAGATGTATACGACTACATAAGGGTACAAAAGAGCCAGAATTTTACGGTGTATTTAGAGAAGTTATAGGCTCACAACAAGCTATAAACCAAGCAGTATTGCAAATACAATTACTAGTTAATTCTGATAAAGTATTTGTTGACGAAAACGTAGTAGATAATATAGCTGAGTTTACTAGGTTATATAATAGAGTTAATGCTGTTATTGGGCTACCAGACTTAGAAGGTTATAGAATAGAGAACTTTAATAATGACATTATAAACCAATATCATATTATAGACTCAGCTATACAAAGAATACAAGCATTGCTAGGTATAAATGATAGTTTTCTTGGCTTAGCTGCTGCTTCAGATAGCGGTAGAAAAGTACAATTACAACAAAATAGTTCAGTTGTAGCTCTAAGATATTTTACTAAACATATTGAGCATATTTATAGAGCTATAGGTGAAGACCTAGTTAAATTATCTCGCCAATATATGACTGCTCATAGAATTATGAGACTACAAACAGACATGGGTAAAGATACTTGGGTAGAGATAAATAAACCATTTTATATGCCTAGGCCTCAACTTGATTATAAAAATAGAATAGTGTATGACATAGTAACATCTCCTGAGATAGATAAGGATAAAGATTTTGTGCTAGACGCAGATGGTAACATAGTACATAATGTTGTTAATGAGCCTGACACTGATATAACAACTGAAATAGATGTGGATATAGAAGTAAAAACTAGTGCTTATGGTGAAACTGAAGAGGTACAGAGAGTAGTATTAGAGTCTATGATGAATGGTAACCCTGGAGTTATGCTACAACAATTTAGCCCTGCTAGATACGCTAAACTTATAGAGATATATGTTAAATCTCTTAAATCTGAGTATAGCCCAGAGTTAGTAGAATTATTCCAAGGTGTACAAGAAGACTTAGGTGGTGTACCTGATAGAGACCCTAGAGATACAGATGTAGGGCAAGGTCAAGGTTTACAACAAGGTAATATATCAGCCAATACTGGTGCTCTTACTCAAGCTATGGGTATAAATAACAATCTAGCCCCTTCTGGGTATAATGCTAAGAAAGGTTAACAGTGAACGAAAATATACAACCAGACGAAACTTTACAAGAATATAATGACAGAGTAGCTGTTACTACTGACTATGGATTTGGTGATGCTGTAGATATAAATAGTAAAGGTCAACCACTAGATACAGATTATAACCATAGTATTATGGCTGAAAATGGTAGCGAATACACGCAGCCAGAGTATAGCACGCCCGATGAACAAGTAGACTATAAGCAACAAGCTATAGAGCTTATGGCAGCTGGTTATGATAAAGTAGGAGCTAAAGAATATGCTAATACTGTTAATATAATGCGACAGCAGGCGTTAGAAAGTGACGATCCAATAGTAATAGATACTTTTGATACTTTATTTCATGAGTCTAATAAGATAGTCAAAACAAAACTAAGGTCTGAGTATAAAGCTAAGAAAGCACAAGCTAGAGAGAATGGTACATTAGGAGATCTTGCACAAGAGTATAGAGATAATCTACGCAGATTAAGTGGTGTTGTGCCTGCTACAAGAGTTGATGATGAAGTGCGTAGACAACTTGGCGGTTGGGCTTTTGATATAGTAGAGTCTTTAGGTGAATTTATATACAATAAAACTGCAGACACTATAGATGGTGGTAATAGAACAGAAAAAGCAGGCTTAGAAAAACGATATAAAGCTAGACAAATGACAGACCAGGTCACTAAACAACACCCAGTAGCTACTATAGATATGTCAACTGTTAAAGGGTTATTTACAGATGAAGATTTGCACGGCTGGGATATGCCTATAGTAGTAGATGGAGTATTTGTAGGCTCTATGCTAGGTATGGGTGGTGTTGGTAAAGTAGCTGAGGTAGGAAGTTGGTATACTAGAGGTGCTATGACAGCTGCCGGCTTAGGAGCTAAAACAGGTAAGATAGCTACAGCCACTAATACATTTAGTAAGTTAACACACAAAATAACTACTGCTAGTAATTTACGTCCATTAGGTATATCAGCTAACGCTTTAGGTGGCGCAGCTTTTGCTATAGATAGTGGAGCTACTGACTTCAATGATATAATTAAAGGTGCTACTATAGGAGTTGTATTACCTAGTACTATAGAAGGTGCCGGTAAAGTAGTAGGCAAAGCAGGTAAAGCTATAACTACTCCTATAGATGAAAAGGTAGTATTAAAAGCAGAGAAGCTATCAGGCGATACAGCTGAGAACATAAACAAAAAGTATATAAAATATTTAAAAAATACTGGGGACTATGAAAATCCTACTATAAGCGATGGTGAGTCTCCTTCAGAGTTTGTAGCTAGAAAAAAGAAGTATGAGCGAGATGTTATAAATAAAATGTCTACTGCAGATAAGTTAGCAGTACTACGTAAAAACTATGATTCAGTATCAAATCCTGTATTTGCATCTGAAGTAGGACATGCTGAAGGCCAAGCTAAATCACAAGCTAAGTCTCAAGAGCAGTTTGCAGCAATAACTAGAGAACTATTTGATGTAGAGTTTACAGAAGACGCAGGTCCAGCATCAATAAAAGGTGCTATTAGTAAACAAGTGCAAGCATTAAAAGATAGTATGGCCGGTGCTATACAAACGGCTAAAAAGTCATTGGATGACTATAGTGCAGGTTTTAAAAAGTCATACGAAAAAACTAAAATTGATGAGCCTATAAATATAGATGATATACTAGATGACCATATAGATAGTATGCCAGATAAGTTGTTTGATGACATAACTAGTATGGGTATAGATAAGCCAGACCTTGAGACTGTAGCTGATGTAAAAGAATTGTATGATATAGTACAAGGTAAAGATATAGTAGATAGCAATGGTAACCTATTAGATGACTATTTACAAAGTATTATAGAAGAGAGTATAGAACCTACTGGTATACATAGATTTATGCAATATACTGATATACAAAAATTGCATGACTGGCTTAACGACACTAAAGGTATATCTTATATGTTTAGACATGATGTAACAGATAAACAAATAGCAAACAATTTACTTAAGATAATGCAAACAGATAGCTATGCTCCTATTACTAAAGTATTAGAACCAGAGCATATTAAACAACTAGAGAAAGTAGCGCTAGGTTCGTTATTCTTAAAAGATGGTATACTTACTGAGCGTGGTAGAATTAACTTTTGGTCATTGCTAAGAGATGCTAGAAGTATAAGGGCTGTCTCTAAAGATATGGTTGCGGTAAAAGAACTTATGAGAGTATACGCAGAGAATGTAGGTTCTAGTAGAGTAAATCCTGCTAAAGGAGCTAAAGGTATAGAGTTAGGTACTAAAGGTAGAGATGATGTGCTGAGTGAATTTAGAGCTCGTGGTATAGGTCAAGTAATAGCTATGCTACATCAGTATTTACCTACTGAAGATGGTAGAAGTACTTATATTTATAGACATGCAGTTAAACTTATAGAGGGTGAAACTGTGCCTAATACAGACAATATACTAGAGGCTAGACTAAATGGTTTGCTTGCTCGTAGTCTTATAGATAACAATACTCAACTGCGTAGACAAGGTATATCGCCAGCAACTAGTAGTGCAGAGCTAGCAGACCTTACAGGTTCAAATGCAGATAGTAAACTATATAATTTACAATACGGTGATAATAAAGTGTTATCTCATACAGATGATACTAGCTCTGTTATGACAAGCCGTAAACATGACAGTAATGGTAAAGCTTACTTATCGTGGTTTAATAATGATATGCATGTTATGAAGCTAAATAGTAAAGTAAACAAAGACTTTGAAAGTGGTACTAGTGTATTAGATGTTATTAATTCTGAGTCTCTTAAGCAAGCGTATCCGGAGTTAGGTGACTATGTTGTTATAAAAGGTAAAGGTACAGATGTAGATCATTTTGGTAAGGTTATAACTATAGACGAGAATAGTAAAACAATAGTAAATGATTTATTACACGAGATACAACATGCTATGAACCATGTAGATGATCTTATATTTGTAGGTAGTAACCCTATTAAACATATAAACGCAGTTAAATCTATATTACCAGAATTTACTGATACATATATAAAAACTACTGTTATATCGGATCCTAAATATTCAGTAGAAGTAGCTAGTGCTATGTTTGAAAAGCAGTCTCCTAATGCAGATTGGCATAGTTTAGATCATAGTATGAAAATTGGTTTTGTAGGTCAATTACCTATTATACAATACTATAAGAACCCAGGTGAACGCTTGTCAAGACTAGTAGAAAACAACATTATAACTGAAGCTACTAGTACTGAACTTGCTGATGCTTACGCTCAAACAGCACATACATATGTAAATGATATAATAGCTAGAATAGATAACGATATACTGCCAGAAGGTAATATAGATAGGCTTAGTGCTATTGTTGAGCAGGCTAAGAAAGCTGATATAGCTGAGCAACAAAGCATAGCTAAAGACTATAAAGTAGAGTATAATCCAGACTATAATAGCAGACAGTTTGATATAGCTAATCAAGCGCTAAAGAAGCTTATAGACGACGGTAAAGATTTCGCAATGACTCCAGACGCTATTAAAAAGTATTTGCGAGGACATGGTGTTACTGATGTGCATATGGAAGATGCCGGTATAAATAAACTTATAGGTAATAATAAAATAACCCCTAGTAACTTACTTGGTAAATTAGAAGGCAATGCTGTAGGTATTGAGTATAATATAAAGCGTGAGTATGAGTATTTATTTTATGATAATGAGTATACTTTAGCTACACATAATGCAGATGGTAAACCTATATGGCCTAAAAGCTTAGAGCCTAAATCTATAGACAACTATACTTATAAAGATATAGTATTGCTAGGAGATAAACCTACTGGTGAGAGTACACACTTTGAAGGTGAAGAGAATTATAAATCTCATGTTATACTGCAAGATGCTACGCTAGTTAACGGCGAAACTACAACTCATATACTAGAGATACAAAATGACTTAGAGAGTATAAAAGGTATACCAGATAAAGAGTATAGTAAATACAATAATTTACGCGATACATTTAATAATATTGTAAATGAACTTAGTGAATTACAGCAAATCCAGCCTTCTGATGCTTTGAAATATAATGACTGGGCCGACTCAGTTGATAAGTTAGAAGAAAGCTTAGGCTTTGTACAAAGCGAATTAAATAGTATTCCTAATGTAAATAACGAAATACTTAGTAAGAGCGTACAAGAGTTAGAGCCTTTACCTAAGCAATTACAAGAGTCAGAAATTAAAAATGCTAGCCATATAACAGACACTAATGCGTTTATAAGAGAAGGCTTTAATGTTGCTTTAGAGAATGCAAAGATGTCAGGTAGTAAAACAGTTTCATGGCCTGTAGCAGATGTACTAGTAGATAGGTACTATAGTGCTTACTTAGACTCTAAAACATACGCTAATAATAAGAAGTTGTATAAGCGCATATATGATACACAAATGGTTAAAACTGCTAAGAAATATGCCAGAGCACATGGCTTAAAAATGCCATATAAGGTTGGCGATGTATGGGTTCTTGACATAGAGTCAACAGTAAAACGCACGTTAACACCTACTGAAAAAGAAGCTAAAAACAAAGCTCGTATGGATAGACTTTGGTAATCTTTATTATTAAATAAATATAAAAGCCCATAATCGTCCATATTTGGATTTTATTTATGGGCCTTTATATTACCCCTAATTTTAATTTTTTGTTTAAATTTGGTATGAAAGACGGAACCATATAAATTATATATGACTTTACAATAGCCCTTCTGGTCTTTCAAGCTCAGTTGTCTCATCATAGTGCACTGGAATATAGTATTTATCTGTATAGTTTGCTTTATTAATAGCTACAGTATCATATATTTGTTGTGAGATAGCTTTCTTAACTAATAGGTAATGCACTTCTATTTTATCTTCTCTGTGCAAGTCACACATTCTAGCTCTTCTTTGTATATACTTGGCTGTCCTGTAATCCATGCTTAGTATAATATGATATTTATATGCAGATAAGTTAACACCTTCAGCATTAGAAGTACCTTGTAATATTTTAGCCTTTTTAAAGCTCTCTTCTAGTAATACCTTTTCTGCTTGATAGTTATACATAATAACCATATCACTAGTATCCCCCCAAGTATCTTTTATATACTCATACTTAAATAGCATTTTACGTAAATATATCCATTGGTCATTACCACCATCATCTTGGTATTTAATAGCACTACCTTCTAATTGATGTAATTTAGTTCTAACACTAGTAGCAGTATCGGCTTTTATTACTATATCACCAAATTTAAGCATTTTATTTCTAGTTAAACTATTTATTATCTGTTTGAATGTTTCCGGAGGCTCCACAAAATGTATAATATCATTGGGGTCATGCTCAAACCCAAGATCTTTACGGGTATAAGATATAAATCCATCTTTTATATCCTCCCATACCATATCTTCTTTAGTTTCTTTTCTTTCTATTACTACTCTACCAGCAAAATACTTAGTCTCTGGTATGCCATATACATTATACCAATCAAAGAAACTCTTATACTGTTTCCACGGTGACCAAGTAGACATTCTAAGTTGGTTATATAACATATAGTAACCTTGAGCATTAGGAGTCGCTGACATAAATATAACTAGTTTATCCTTGCACAAGAACCTAGCTACCTTTTGCCTAGAACTGTCAGACTTCTTACGCTGTCCTTTCTTCTTAGTTCTAGTAGTACTACCAAAATTATGCGCTTCATCTACTATTACTAGTTGATAGTTAGTATCTGGTACATTATCTAAGCTATCCATTGAAAATACTCTATATTCTTTAGTTATAGGTAAATTAGCTAGGTGCTCTTCCCAACCAGGTATTGCTTTAGCTGGTGTTATAACTAGTACACTTTTTACTTTAGGTAAATCTTCGCATACTTTTATAGCAACACCAGTTTTACGCGTACGCTCTTCCATAGCAAAATAAACCCAATACTGTTTATAAAGTATATCTATGGCTTCTTTTGCTATATCTATTTGATGCTGGTCATAATTCCACATTATAATGCCTTGCAACCTATAGCGTGTGACCATAGTATATCTTTAGTACCAGATGAACTGCTTGATATAGTACTATAGTATACATTTTTAATACCTGCATTTATTATCTTTCTAGCACAATTATTACATGGCATAAGAGTAACATACAAATCGCAACCGTCAGTAGCTATACTATTATTACCACAAAATCGTAATAAGTTATCTTCAGCGTGTATAACTGTTTCAATAGTATTAAAGTTTATATCTTCACATACATTAGCAGCACCGGGTAAAGTACCATTATACCCAGTGGCTATAACTCTATTGTCTTTAACTAGTACTGCCCCTACTTTACGCTTTTTACAATACGAATGCCTACTTATAAGATATGCCATATCCATATGCGTTTGCTGATACTTATTCATTGTAAATCCTCAAAGTCTGCTAACTCTTGCTGAAACTTAGTTCTACCAAATACATCATATTCAAGTATAAGCTTAACATCATTTATATTATCTGTAACTATGGCTTGGCCGCCAGCTTCAATTACATCATTTAAGAATTCAACTTGTAATGGGTCAGGCTTAGTATACTTATCTCTTTTTACTTCTATTGCTATAAATCTACCTTGGTAACATACTAGTATATCAGCTATACCATTAGTAGTAGCTACTATTACTTTTATAACAACTAGGTTTTCTTGTGCTCTTAAAAACTCTAGTATCCTAGCCTGTACTTCACTCTCTAATTCACTAGTAACAAATATCTCATGCATTTTCGTTATCCTCCTTATCCGCTCTTATTCCTACATATATTGGTATAGTAAGACTGCCTTCTGGTGTTACTTCATTATATGTAACTTCTATAATTTTACCTACAATGGCATCAGCAAATGCAATTTCACGCTCGTGATCTTTAAACCCCTGCCCTATATTAACTTTAACAAATTGGTTATTTATAGTACCAGTGCATACAAGACTACCTAATCTAGTACTATTAACTCCAGTACCATATTCCCAAGCTATGACTTTTAAATCTGCTGTCTTAGCTTCTTTATAGCGCATCCAGTCCCAATCTCGTTTCCATTTGTAATAAAAATATTTAGGCTTAATAACTACACCTTCATAACCTAAGTCTAGTTCTCTAGCTAAAAACCGTTTTGCCTCCGCTTTACTAGTTACTTCTAATTTAAACACTAAATCATATCTTGTAGGTAGTACTAATACTACTGATTTTAGAGCTGTTAATCTATCAACATAATGAGTAGCGCAAAATTTTCTATCCCAGTAGTCTTTATGTATATAGTCTATACAATAAAATTGTAACTGCTCTTGCTCATGCACAGAAATAGTACGCTTTCTACCCTTAGTAATAAGCCCCTGTACTTTACTTCTAGTACCTAGTTTACCATCTTCTACGCAGCACTCAACTATCATTACTCCTGGTACATGTTTTACATCAGGTTCTAAATGTGGTAAATATACTCTATGGCCTTCACGAGTATAAAATTTACCTTCTATAATATACAGATTATTACCATCATACTTACGCTCAACATAATAGTTATTAGTCTCAATAAACTTACTCCATACTAAGTCTTTAGCCTTCATAACTTTAAATTCAGTAATAAGTTTAGGTATAACTTTATTTATAGATGCAGGGCCGAGGCTAGCATTTGGTATTTTGCGATTTAAGATAGTATAAGCTATAATACCAAACTCATCTATAATATCAACTACTATATTAAATGTGTCATAGCTATTTGTCCTTTCTTTGTCAAGATACTCTATAGCACCAACTAGTCTAATCCAATCACAATTTTTAGGGTTTAGGTCATACTCATATATTGTTTTTACTGAGACACCATATACATATTTCTTAGTATCATAAGTATACTTAAGAAAGTCTTTTATGACATCATCTTTAGCATATAACTCTACAAAATGTAGTAAGTCATTGCCGCTTCTTTTTTGTACACCGTTTATAAACTCTAGTATCTTAGAACAGTTTCCCATGCTTATACCCTCTCTTTCTATTATATTCAGACTTCCATTTAAGTTGTCTTTCTAAATCTAAGTCTAAGCCACCAACTAAATCCATAAATCTTAGCATGGCATCAGCCAATTCATCTTCTAGAGTGTCTTTTTGCTCATAACCATTTTTATTTTTTCTCAAAGCTTCTATTGCTTCACTTAACTCTGTTATTATAAGCGCTATTCTAGCAGTTAATAACTCATTATGTAATTTAAGCTCTTCCTCACTAGTAATACGATCTGCATCTTCTAAATCCATAACCATATCTTCAGACTCCCAAAAACCTTTCTGTCTCATTTCGTAGTGATGCTCTTTACACGCTTTATTTAGTCCATTTATCATTTTAATCTCCATTTTTCTATGCTTGTGCCTTCTATAAAGTAAGTTAATATCTGTTTATACTTATCTCTATATCTAAATACTTTACCATTTCTAGTCCTATTACTAGGTGCTCTACTTCTTACTATGTATAACACAGGAGGCCTAAAATCAAATGTAGATATCCCTAAATTAATTATACCAGTTTGATGTGCTATTACTGAGTCATACTCATAAATTACGCCATCAGAAATATTAATAACACTTCTAGGTAAACTGTCATGTACATTTTTACTACATAATATAGACTTATCACTAACCGCTATCATTAGTATAGTCTTATCATTATGTGGTCTTACAGGTAGATTACCATTACTATCTATATACTTATCTTCTTGAGATAAAAGCAATAAACCAAAATATTTTTCAGTAAACATGTTAAGCCTTCAACTCAAATTTTAATGTGCCAGCGTGCTTATATTTAGCTATAGTTAAATCTCTAGGTAAAAATAATCTAGGGTGCATTCTACTTCTAAATACATATTCTGGCTCATCATATATAGGCCTACTTAAATATAAATGTGCATTATCAATATGCTCTTCATATATATGAGTATCTCCAAGTACCATAGTAACTTTACCTGCTTTTAAATTAGTAGCCCCAGCAAACGACAAAAGCATAGCCGCTGCAAATACTGCATCACTAGGTACTCCTACCATTAAGTCTGCGCTTCTTTGATGCCATATCATATCTAAATACTCAGGCTCTGATGTAAGTGGATTAAACCTAACATAAAATTGATACATATAATGACAGCATGGTAAGTCAAGATTTGCTTGATTAGCAGGGTCCCAGCCACTTAATAATAACCTTCTACTAGTTGGATTATTTTGTATTTCATTTAACAACCAATCTAACTGCAAAAACCCATTAAAGTCATTCCATTTATTGCCATAATCTATGTTTATAGTACCATTATCTCTAACCCACGTATCCCAGTAATTACAACCAAATATTTTAAAATCTTCTATAGTTTTAGGCCCTCTAATTATAGCAGCATATTCACCAAGTATACCTTTAGGATACATTTGTCTACCTGTTATCATAGGAAATTTATGATTGCTTAGGTCAAATACCAAAGTAGAATGAAATATACTTCTAGTATTGCCATTTCTACCTGCCCTACTATCTCCATAAGCTAATACATTATATACTAAATCTACATATTGTTGCTCAAATGTTTTACTCATTATTTGTCCTTATTAATTTACCTGCACGCATAGCAGCAGACATTCTATCTATCTCTTCATCTGTTATATCACTATCTATAATTAAGCTTCTTTGTTGCTCTCTAAACCATATAAGAAATGCTAAGTTAGTTATAGCGTGGTCTAAATGATGTAAGTGTGACTCTTCATCTATAGCATAGCCAGCTCTGTAAGCTTCTAAATGTCTATACAAAGCGTCTATATATCGCTCTTCTGCGTTTTCTATTTTTTGCCAATTATTAGCTTCATATTTTTTAGCGCCATAGGTTAATACTTCAGCCAGAGCTTTTATTGCTTCAGGTGGTACTAAACTATATCTTAGCTTATCTTTATCATGCTTTAAACCATTCATTAGTTAGCTCCTTTTGGGGATTGGTACAATTCTAAATGCCACTTAAAGTTAAACTTACCATCATTTGTAAAAGTAAGCTTATCTATTTTTACTTGAGTCATATCTGCTAATCTCATAGTTGCTATAAACTCTTGCTCACCTAAACCTTTAGATATATACTTATTTAATATAATATCATACATTTCAGCTTCACTCATATCAGGGTTTATCATTTTAGCTGCACCTACTTTACCAACACCTGGTATGCCTTTGTATCCATCTGTTGGGTCCCCAAGTATAGTCTGCCAATATTTATAAAATATAGCATATTTACTACTAGTATTATATAAAGCCTCGTCTGTACCTAGTTTACCATAGTTTAAATGATTACCTACAGTTTGATTTAATACATCTTTATCCAAAGCTGCCAAAAAGAATTCTTCTGGGTATGTATTACATAAAGATACACATACATCATCTGCTTCTATATAATCAAACATCTCACTATTAAAATGCAAAGCCATAGCTTCCATTATAGTAATATACCCGTGTAATGGTTTTGATATACGCTTATGTTTATACCCATGCTCTAAACTATCATCTGCTATCTCATATCTAAAACATTTAACTATGTTATCGTAACCATACTTTTGTTTATATAAATGAGATACTTTTTGTCCTGCAGTTAAGAATAACACATAATCTTCTATTTTAGGCTTTTCTTGAAAATCAACCGGCTCAGCAGTAACTGCTAAAATATCATTTGCATTATCAATCATATCATCTATATAATCTTGTACTAGTTGTTTAGCAATTTCAATACTAGTTTCTATAACATAACTATGACCATCTTCATCAGTATGGTGCTCTAGTCTAGTAGTCTCTAACTCATTACCACTAAAACCATCTTCAGCCTCAAAACCTTTAGCTGCAGCGTCACCTACCACTATACATTTGTCTGCTAATTTATATGCTATACTATCAGCATCAATTACTAGTATCATCTATAACTCCTACTGACTGTATTACACCTTCTGTTTGTGCTCTTATATCATCACTATGTTTTACTAATGTATAAAACACACCTTGTAACAACTCTTGCACTAGATCTGGCTTATCTTTTAGCTTCTCTAGTATAAACGCTACTGTATTAGTACCATCTTCATCTAATTCATCATGATGAGTAGCCCATACAACTTGTTGCCACACTGCTGCCATTGGCATAGTCTCTAAATAGCCTTTCAAAATTTCTATGTTACTTGGTTCTTGCATTTTAACTCCTTCTTTAAATTATATTATATTATATCAAAATATCTTTAAACTAACATTAAGCAGGTAATATTAAACTAGTCTTAAAGCCCATAATCGTCCATATTTGGATTTTATTTATGAGCCCTTATATTACCCCTAATTTTAATTTTTTGTTCAAATTTGGTATAAAAGACGGGCCCATATAAAGTCTTATATAGTTTTATACGGGCCTAACTTCTTTTTACTGTTTTCAGATACAGTTATCCATTGGCAATTATCTTTACTATAGTTACCATTGTTATCAATTCTATCTATAGCTAAAGTATCTTTGTATTCAGTATATGTAGCGTCAACATATCCATTAGCTAATGACCAGCTTTCAAAATCAAAAAAATCTGTAAACTCAACTTTTATACCTCTACCACCATATCTACTATATTTAGGGTGCGCTTTATTAGTACATCTTTGTAACATACCATAGTATACAGCGTATAATTTTGACGCACTCTTGCCGTGTTTTGTATTATGACCAGACGCCCGGCTACATTGATTACAAGTAGTAGCTTTCTTATATACATCTTTACGCATTTTACTTATAGAACCACAATTAGCACACTCAATAGTATAATAAATATAACTTCTACCCTTAGCATTCTTTTCGCTAAACTGCTCTAATATTTTATGCTGGGAGACATTCGTACACATTACATTCTACCTCCAATGGGATATCATCATACTTAAAGTAATCAGATTTAATAGTTTCAAACCAAGCCTCTTCCATACAAGACTTTACTAGGGTTTTGTAATACTCCGCTTTATCTTCTGGTACATCTAAATATACCGCATCATGCAAAGGGAATATGAAATATTTTAAAAATTCGCCTTTACTTTGCATAACTAGTTTATGTATAGCTAGTTTATAAATATCAGCTGCTGACCCTTGTATCATATTATTAATACCATCTGTGACGTACCTTGGTTTTGTGATGCGGCCGTATACAGTTGATACTAGCAATGGAGCTCTTCTCTTTAAATGATAGTGAGCTTTTATAAAATACTCTAATGCTCTGTCGACTTCAGGGTATGTATCTAAGTAAGTAGAATGTATACGCTTTGACTCATTTAATGTATACTTTAAACCGTAGTTAACATAAGCATAATCTTGGAAAGTTCTAGCTTGCATTCCAAAGGCTAAGCCGAAGTTCACTGCCTTCGCTTTAAATCTCTCTTCAGAGTCAATCTCTGATACATCTAAACCGCTTAATGATGCTGCAGTAGCCATATGCAAATCTATCTTAGCTTTTAATTTACCATACATTACATCTTCTGCTTCCCACCAGTACTTATCTAATTTTACATTGTTTACTAGTAGCGAGTTATACTTAGATAAGTTCTTTCTTAAGTTAGGATATATACCAGCAATAGCCCTAAGCTCAATAGTAGGATAATCAGCACCAACTATAACATTACCAGTCCTAGGTATAAACATATTACGACGTGCTCTAGGTATTTGTTGTGTATTAACGCCTCTAAATGTACCTTCACCACTACTAGTAAATCTGCCTGTTGCTGCCCCACCAACATTATAATTTGATACAACCCAGCCATGTTGATACTTAGATAGCATACCATATGACTTTAGTGCTCTACGCAATTTAAATATAATATCTGCTAGCTGTCTTACAGTCTCATTTGGCCCATCATTTGCTAGTTCTACTAGTGTTTGCTTATCACTACTATGTATATTAGGGGCTAGACCACTAAGAGCCGCTTTACATTGAACTGAAGATCGTACATTCAAATCACCATAACCTAAGTCATCTAGTTTTTGTTTATATTCTCTAATAGTTTCATCATCCTCTTCCATACCTTTTTGAATTAGTACAGTATTAGTATACATCTTATGCTGTTGATAGAAACTAGCGTACTTCTGATTTATGACATCTAACTTATACACTGGTTTATTACGCGCATTCTGTATTCTACTTTGATAAAATACACAGGCTGTAGCAATAGCATCAGCAGCTGCATAATTGTATTGTGTATCTGTTAATTCATCAGCACCAAAGTTTGATTTTTGAGTACCCTTTTTATCTATAGTACCATATATATCATCATACACACCAAACGCTTTAACCATACTATCTAAACCTTTATCTTCCATATATGGAAATGCTAACCTAGATAAATATAAAGTATCTTCTATAAAATATGGTAGCTTATTAGGCCTTATTATCTTTAAATCGTAAGCTGCATTATGATATACTACTATATTATTATCTAACATATCTATGACTTGTGATTTTATGTCTAAGTCAGCTATGTCAAATACATATACAGTATCATCTTTATAAGCAGGTGCATATACAGATATAAGTCTGCATTTAACTAGTGGTATAGCTTTACCTTTGTTATCATAACCATTAAAATCATCGTCTAATTCACCAGGTTTATATTTAAATGTTTCTGTATCCACAAATATAATAGTTTCTTTTAATGTGAACATATCAGATACTACATCTCTATGCTCTATTATATCCATAGTATCTTTTAATACTATTATTTTGTAGTTTTTCCAAATTTCATTAGTCAAGAAAGGCCGAGCATATTCTTGTATAAACTCGGCCGTTGGGGTCTTGACATCATAATAGCTGACATCAAGCTTCATATTACAATCCTTCTGGAGTGTCTTCTGTTACATCAGGAGTTTCATTACCTGTAAACTCGTTACTAGGCTCATCCTCACCTGTATAACCTTCTTCCTCTTCAAACTCGTTATCTACATACTCAACCAACTCAATGATTTGTATACTAGATAAATAGCCAGAAACACCAGCATTTGTAGCTTTATAGTAAGAAGATATAGTACCAGCAATACGACCGATAGTGCCATTACCGACTTTTGTATCACCTAAATCTATTTTCTTAGCTTTTGCGTTATACACTACTATTTTTACAGGCTTACCAACTTCCTCGCCCTTCTTAGGCTTATAAGTAGTGCCTGTTTTAAATCTAAACTGTACTTTACCAGTAGGTTGCTCATCATCATCTAAGACTTCAGAATAACCTTTGTGGAATTCCATTTTAGCTTGTAGTGCAGGCTTCGCATTTGCATAGTCTTCATCAAACTTTTTCTTATCAGCAGAATTTTCCCATAAAGTATCATACTTTGCTTGTAGCTCTTTGCATTCATTACTGTCTGCATCTAGCACAAGTGTTGCTTTATACTCATACTGATCATTTAAGTCATTAAGACTACCTTCGCCATCTATAAATACCCAATGCAACTCGCCCTTAGGAGTTGTAATTTTTTGTTTAGCCATCTTCGGCTCCTTTCAGTTTCCGCTTAGCGGTTATTTGGTGATGCTATAAGCACCATAAGCCCTCCACATATTTACAAGGAGCGTATACTAAGTGGAGGGTACAGTGATGAAAGGACACTGTATAAAAAATACACTGACTACTAAGTAGCCACAAGAAGACTCCGTAGAGCCCTCAAGTTATTACTTAGCAGCCTCTGGTTTAGAGTCATCACTACCTTTTAGCTTATCATCAATTTGCTTATTTAACTTAGCAATTTGAGCTTCAAAGTTTTTGATAGCTTCAGTAGTTTTTACTGTACCTTGATTTGGTTGACCCATCGGCACAATTCTACTATAGTCTATAGCAGGCACACTTGATAATACTTTTTTGCATACATCTTTAGGAAGTATATCATTTTCAACACTACCTTTCCATACAAGATCTTTAGCCATTTTAGTATGCTTAACATGCTCTTTTGTAACTTTCTCTCTTGCTTTAGAGTGGTTTTTAAGGCCATTCAATTTAGGGTTTGGTGACTTCTTATCTTCATAGAAGAACTCAGGTGTAGCTGGTAACCATACTTTAGCCACAGTATCAAAAATTGCAACTGTTTTACCATTTTCTACTTTTGTAATCTCATCAAGATTGAGTCTTGTTGCACCGCCTCCTGCTTTAGGACCAACTTCTGCTATAAGACTATCCATAGCCTCTTTTGTAAATGGTTTACCAATTAATGGTGTAAGCGCCGCTGTAAGTACTGCTACTAATTCTTTCTTTGTCATAATGACTCCTTTTGTAAATTTTTTAATCCCTGTTTGGATATTATAATTATATCCTAAAAAGCTTAAACTAACATTAGACAAGTGCTATGTTTTTAAACTTTAAATAGCCTCATTTTGCAATTTAGCATGCCACAAGTCTAACATTTCTATAGCTGGCATGCTAACCTCTATGTTTACTATATAATGTATGCCATTAAACTTTATATCTAATAACTCAGGTGTTGCGTATACTTCTTGTGCTTCAGGCGTTAACTTAGTAAATATAGTAAGTTTATCAAAAAATGGTATATTAATAGCTATTAAGTCTTTTATAGCATCTTCACTATCAACATTAGTGTCAATTATCAATGTACACCTCGTTTCTAGTTCTGCTCATAGCTGTGTAAAATAGACTTAAGTATTCCATTTTGTCTCTTTCATATAATTTTAGTAGATCTTTATTACTAATATATACATCTTTTAAAGTTACACCTTGTGCTTTATGTACAGTGCTAGCGTAAGGTCTACTAACCATTGTTACATTATTCTGGAAAGTTAAATACAATCTCCAGGCCTTTCTACTAGCTTCTACATCAGGATGATTATAGTTAGCTGTCTTGACTTCTTTAAGTCTGCTTTTATCTATATTAAATGTATCTACTATCTTTTGATTGGATGCTATTGCATTTTGCTTGAATAGCTTATCCATATTCATATAGTTCATATTACCAAATACATAAGGTTTAACATATCTACCTTCACCTGGAAAATCTATATACATAAAATCAAAGTTATCTAATAAAAATGATATAGTATTATATGTGTCATTCTTTAAAGTCAATACTTGTTTATTATTAGTTTTAACCGCTATATCTTTATCGCCCCTAAGTTCAAAGCTATCTGCAGACTCAAAAGTACAGTATAATTTATGTGTATCTACAAATATATCATCACCTTCAACTAGACCTTCACACATAGTATTATTTATTGCATTATATACAAAGCCATTAAACATGTCTACTGCAAAGTTAGTATAACATAGTATCTTATTATTATGAAAGTCTATATCTTTACTAGTATACTCTTTAACTATGTCTACCTTTCTATGTACCACATCACATTCTGGGAGTCTACTTATATTACCTGTTTCTTTCATCTCACGCAATTTATCTAATACTGCTACTAGGCATGTACTATCTGCTCTGTGATTTACTAGTAAGTTTATCTGATAAGCACCACGCGGGTATATAGTACGAGCAGACTTAACTGGAGGTAACTGCATAGCATCACCTATATAAATAGTTTTAACAAGTATTTCACCTGTCTCTTCATCCATACATAACTCACCTATATCCATGTAATCCTCTTCACCAATCATACTATACTCATCAAATAATAGTACCTTTGGTGGCTCTGGTTTACCTCTTTTATTTGTTACATTCACTCTACGTATATCTAAACTATTTACATTTACACCTGGTGACTTCTTTAAAAAGCTGTGTACTGTACGAATACTACTTACTGCTTCTGCTGACTCTGGGTCCTCAAATATCTTTTGTCTAAGTATTCTACATGCCGCATGTGTATACGCACCTAGCAAGAAAGGTATATTCTTATCTACAAGCTCTAGTATAAAGTGTATTAGTAAAGTTGTCTTACCACTACCACCAGCGCCAGATATATACATTTCATGTTCATCACTATCAGATAAAAACCTATTGAATATGCCAAGATGCTCTTTATCTATATCAAAAGGTGGGCTAATATATAGCTTGTTCATTAGTACTCCTTGGTATAGCTGGACATACCCAAGTAACTTCTATAAGTCTATTCTTAGCATGTTGTTTATCAAAACCGTAACTTTTCCACCACTGTAAATATTGTTTAAGGCATCTATACTTATCACCTCTTAACTCTAGTTTATCTGGATGTGCAAATGGGCTATCAAATTGTATCACTGCTCCTATTACTCTCATGAATTGCTCCTATTAGTATCTTTACCTTTCAAAGGCCTACCAACTCTAGGTAGACCATACTTGCGTTCCCACTCTCTACGCCACCATACTGCATCATCTTTAGTTTTTAAATATAGTTCACAACGTATACCTTCTTTTTTGTTGCTATATGCAGCGCGCCATAAATTTTTAGTTTTGTCATAGTAGACACCTCTAACTACATTGCCATTACTATCTCTTACTCTTCTATTTACTGCCATCTTCGACCTTTACATCTATAGCATAAGTATTATCAATTTTACTTAACTCCTCTAGCATTCTCTTTGCTTCTGGGTCTGAGTCAGCTAACATTTTAAGCATAGCACGCTCTTCTATTTGCTTCTTTTTCTCTTCTAGTTGAGCTAGTAAATATTTTTGTTTTTCTGTAGCTTTAATTCTCGCTTCATGTGAGTTCATATCTACCATATCTACTACCCATGCTCTAGCCTCATTAGCTACTTTCAAAGCGTCAGGAGTATATTTGTCTAGCCATACTTTTTTAACCGTACCAACTGTTAAGCCATTATTATTGTCAACAACTACTGCTGAACCTTCAGTTAATTGTGCTGATAGTAATGGGTCACATTTATATGAATACCATTTCATACTGCCCTCTCTAGTACTCGCTTCGTGTACTATACTCACTATTATACTTTCACCTACATAATTTTTATTTGCCATCTTGTGCTCCTTATTTATTTTATTTGTTTTGTTTATTTTATTACCTAGTGTTGAAATATAATTAAAGTAATTATATTTAGCAGTTCGTATATCTTTATAGAATATACCTGCTGTGCCTATACGTCGTGCCAATAAGTCATCCTTATTAAGAGGTGACCCAACTCTACTTGTCATTTTAAACTTAGTATTTCTATCTACATAGTCATATGTCAAGTAATAATAGTCACCTAGTTCTGGCACCCATATAAACCATAACTTATCCCAGCCAGCACGTGCTATTAGCACATCTTCTAAATGAGCACTATGCTGCTGCTCTATCTCTTGAATAGTCATATTTACCCTTTCAT